ATGAAGGAACTAATCAAGTCTATCAAACGTGTTCGTGCATTGTTTGGTGTAGTTGAGTTAGTCAATCCAACAGACGAGAATGGTAATGCAGTCGAGGTAGATGCTACAGCGTTTATCTGGGAGATTGATAACCGTGATGCCTTTAAGACTATGGGTGATCAGTTCACCAAGCTGTCTAAGATGCAACGCCTACCACCTCAACATAATATCTCATGTACTACACGGGAAGTACCACTACCAAATGGTAGCAGCTTCTATGTACCAGAGGCACAGCTTGACTTGGGTACTACCATTGAAATGGACAACGATGCACAGGAAGTCTTTGCTAACTTCATGGCATGGATTGAAAACTACAATGTGTACATTCTTAATGCATGGGAAGACAACATGCACAAGAATGAGGACGTAGACACAGACACTGTAGAAGAGTTTGTGGACATTAACGAAGAAGACTTCGTGTAATGGACATGCCAATGACAGGCATTGTCTATGACATGTCAAATGAAGAGTATCACAAACGTGTAGGGTACTCTTCGTCTGCCATTAAAACGGTGTGCAAGCAATCGCTTGCGCACTACATGGCACAGAAACCATTAGGTGATAGCCCTGCATTTGCGCTTGGCTCTGCCGTACACGCTACGTTGTTAGAACCAGAGCGTGACTTAGTTATCAAAGGTCCAAAGACTAGGGCATCTAAGATGTTCAAGGACTTGTATAACAACAGGACAGAAGATGAAGTAGTTCTTACAGAAGTAGAATACTACGTACATAGGAAGATGTGTCAGTCTGCACTAGATAATACTACGTGTAGTAAGATACTAAAAGACAAGCGTAGGGTTACAGAAAGTAGCATCTTTGTAGTAGATAAAAACACGGGTCTTAATTTAAAGACAAGACCAGATCTGTACATACCTGACACTGGTGAGATATTTGACATTAAGACTACTGTTGATGCGTCACCCAAGGGATTTGCAGAACAGGTAAAGAAATATGCCTACCATATACAGGCAGCGTTCTATGTGTATACATGCAAGATGGCAGGACTAAAGGCTAAAAAGTTTAGCTTCATTGCCGTAGAAAAGACTACTCCATACATCGCTCACTTACACAAGGTAAGTCCTGAATTACTTGAGTCAGCAATAGATACAGTAAAAGAAACGCTTGAGTCAATTGCAGAAGCAAATGAAAAGGGTGTCTTCACTACTGGTTGGGGTGAGTATTCTACCCTAAAGCTAGAGGACATCTAGTACTATGAATAGCAAGCAATTCTCTGCAGCTATGAAGCATGGGTATAGGAGTGGACTAGAGGTTAGAACCAAAGACTATCTCATTGAACATAAGATGAAGTTCAAGTATGAGGAAGTCAAGATTGAATGGGAAGACCTTATGTACCGTACCTATACCCCTGACTTTGTGTTAGCTAATGGTATTATCATTGAGACAAAAGGATTGTTCTCAGCAGATGATAGGCGCAAGCATTTGGCAGTTAAGATGCAACACCCAAAGCTAGACATAAGATTTGTATTTACTAGTAGTAGACGCAAGTTAAGTAAGGGTGCTAAAACTACCTATGGACAATGGTGTACTAAACATGGTATACCTTTTTACGATAGGATCATTCCAGAGGAGTGGTTAAAAGAAAAAGGAAAGGACATGCATCCAGCATTGATACAGTGTCCATACAAGAAAGTAAAAAGGAGATAGATCATGCAGATAGAAGATAGAATATTTATGGAGTTTGATGCCAATGATTACATTGTAAGACTATCTCCGTTTTTAGATAAGAATGGTACATGGACAGGAGAACTACTAGTAGGCACTGTAACTACAGAAGAAAATAATATGTCAGATGATGATCATTATAATCTAATGCAGATAACTAAGATGGTGTGTGCAGCAGTTCCGGGCATGGAAGAAGATGAGTACATACGTAACACGTTAACCTCTATTGCAGAAAGAGTAGAGGCAGAAGAAGAAAAGCCAGAGAAACCCAAGGTACAGAGTGTAGAAGAAAATGTTATTAGCGTTAACTTTAATTGAGAGGGAGAACAACCATGAATGTAACTAAGTTTGCAGAGGCTGCAAGCCTATTAGATGTAATGCCAGAAGAGGATGAAGATATGGTAAACTCACCTGCTCATTACAACTTTGCAGGAGTAGAATGTATTGATGCCATTCGTGCAGCTACAGGTGAGGAAGGTTTCTCCTTCTATCTACAGGGTAACATTATGAAATACCTGTGGCGGTTCAAGTATAAGAATGGTGTAGAGGATCTGAGAAAGGCTCAATGGTATCTCAACGTACTCATTGATGATCAAGATGATACTTAAAGTATTCCTTACTCTTGAAATAGACGAGGACGAATATCAGATGCCAGTAGATAACTTTATCAACGATGAAGTACGAGAGGCATTACAAGAGTTCATCTATGATGTAGATGGTATGACAATTAAATCAATTAGAACAGTAGCGGAGTAATATACATGAACAATTATTTACCAACAGACTATCAAGCATTTATACATACGTCACGCTACGCCCGTTGGCTGGATAGTGAAGGACGTAGAGAGACATGGGCTGAGACAGTGGCACGATACATGGATAATGTAGTACGTAAGTCTACAAACATAGCACATGCCCACTTTGATAAGATAGAAGAGGCCATACTATCTCTGGATGTTATGCCATCTATGAGGGCAATGATGTCAGCTGGCCCTGCACTAGACAGAGACAACACCGCAGGGTTCAACTGTAGTTACTTACCTGTAGATGATCCTAAGTCTTTTGATGAGGCTATGTACATCTTGCTGTGTGGTACAGGTGTAGGTTTCAGCGTAGAACGTCAGTCAGTACGTAAGCTACCAGAAGTACCTGAGTTGTACGACAGTGAGACTACAGTGGTAGTTAAGGACAGTAAGGAAGGTTGGGCTAAAGCATTACGTCAGGTACTTGCACTTCTATGGGCAGGAGAGATACCCAAGTGGGATGTAAGTCAGGTACGTCCTGCAGGTGCAAGGCTCAAGACATTTGGTGGTAGAGCTAGTGGCCCTGCCCCATTGGTTGAGTTGTTTAACTTTGCTGTATCTACATTCAAGACTGCACAAGGACGTAAGCTATCCAGTATGGAGTGCCACGATCTTATGTGCTTCATCGGTCAGATAGTTGTAGTAGGTGGAGTACGCCGTAGTGCCATGATTTCATTAAGTAATCTTAGTGATGATCGTATGCGTCACGCTAAGTCAGGCCAGTGGTGGGAGACTGCCGCACACAGGGCGTTAGCTAATAACTCCGTATGTTATACAGAGAAGCCAGACATGGAGACATTCATGCGTGAATGGATCTCACTAGTAGAAAGTAAGTCAGGTGAACGAGGCATATTTAATCGTCAGGCATCTAAGGTACAGGCAGCAGAAAATGGTAGGCGTGATGCTGACTATGAGTTTGGAACTAACCCGTGCAGTGAAATAATATTACGACCATATCAATTTTGTAACTTGACAGAGGTAGTTGTACGAGCAACAGATGATCTTGACTCATTGGCAGAAAAGGTACGCATGGCTACTATCCTTGGTACAATACAGTCAAGCCTAACTAAGTTCCCTTATCTACGTAAGATATGGCAAAACAATACAGATGAAGAACGTCTGTTGGGCGTGTCCCTTACAGGGTTGATGGACAATCCACTTATGACATTGAAGAATAAAGGGCTAGACAAAACACTTGAACATCTTAAACAAGTTGCGGTCAGTACAAACGAAGAGTGGGCAGGGTTGCTTGGCATACCTGTATCTACTGCTATCTCCTGTGTTAAACCTTCAGGAACTGTATCACAATTAGTAGACAGTGCGTCAGGCATACATGCAAGACACAGCAAGCAGTACATCAGAACTGTACGTGGTGACAACAAGGATGGACTTACACAGTTTATGAAGGATCAGGGTGTACCATCAGAGCCATGTGCAATGAAGCCCGACACTACCACAGTGTTCAGCTTCCCTATCAAAGCACCTAAGAACTCTATCACACGTAACGACATGACCGCAATTGAACAGCTTGAGACATGGCTCATGTACCAGAGACATTGGTGTGAGCATAAGCCAAGCATTACATGCACAGTACGTGACGAAGAATGGATGGAAGTAGGAGCGTTTGTGTATAAATACTTTGACGAAATGTCAGGTGTGTCATTCTTGCCACACTCTGATCATAGTTATCAGCAAGCACCCTATCAAGAGGTAGACAAGGATGCATATAATGTGTTACTAAAGGACATGCCTAAGAAGATTGATTGGGCTGGGCTGTCTGAGTACGAGAAAGACGATAACACCAATGCAATGCAAACACTAGCTTGCAGCGGTGACTCATGTGAGATAGTAGACATCTCATAAATAGTGTAGAAAAAAGGAGAACTAAACATGGTTAAGATAACACTAGACGAAGTAGAATATGAGTCAGACGATTTTACAGACTTACAAAAGAATGTACTGACTGAAATAAACTACAACAATAACGTGCAGACACAGTTAAACTATCAGCTACAGAGTGTAAGAAATACTGCAAACATTTTAGTAGAAAAACTGAAGGATGAACTAACAAACAAACCAGAAGAAACAAAACCAGAATCGGAGTAGTACACATGACTGCATACAGAAAACCTTTTTCACGTGGCCTCTATGGTAAGTACGATGGCATAGCTAAAAATACATTAATCTCTCACCTCAAAGGTGAGGGACATGACATTGTAGATACCACTGAGTCTTATGACGCAGATGTAGTAACTAGTAAAGATGGAGTACAGTATCACAACGAGGCAGAAGTAAAGACTGCATGGAGAGGTGATTGGCCTACTCATTGGGAAGAAATACGTATACCAGAACGTAAGAAACGTTTGCTGTCTAAGCATAGTAGCAACTTAAAGTTCTATATATTTAGTGGTGACTTATCTAAGGCATGGTGTATTGATAGTACACAACTAACAGAAGATAAGTTAAAGGAAGCAAAGGGAAGAAACATTTACAATGGGGAACAGTTCTATCATGTACCCTACAAAGAAGCACAATTAATCAACGTAGCATAAGGAGATCATCCTATGATAAAGAAGAGTAGAGCATCACGTGGTTTGGGTAAGTATGATGCACCCCTAAAAGTACAATACACTATGGGCTTTGATGGGTTTAAATATAACCGTCAAGCTAATCCTTTCCACAAGGATACTATGCAGTTCCGTGAATGGAACAGGGGGTTTAACAAAGCCTACTTTGATAACTTGAAACGGGTAAAGGAAAATGAGGCTAGAACAAGAAGCAGAGCAATTTCTAAAGGAGAAGTATAGTATGTCAGACTTTAATGCATATCAACGTAGTGCATCTAGGACTGCAATATATCCTGATGAACACCGTATACTCTATCCTGCACTAGGACTTGCAGGTGAGGCAGGTGAGGTAGCTAACAAAGTAAAAAAACTTATACGAGATGGCATAGAGAACAGGCCAGAAGATTGGCGAGAACAAATAGCCAGTGAGATAGGTGATGTACTATGGTACTGTGCTGCCCTTGCTACTGATCTTAATCTTACATTAGGTATGATAGCTGCACAGAATGAAAAGAAGTTAAGTGCAAGGAAGAGGGCAGGTACAATTGGTGGTGATGGAGACACACGATAGTGTAACAAAGTTAACGATAGACAAAAAAGAGGGGGCTTAATTGCCCCCTTATTTATTTCTTTAGCTTAGTAGCTTTTTTAAATTGTTTACCTTGTTCAATCATGTAGGTAATATCTTCTATGTCATTTAAATCTGGGCCAGTACCAAACTCTTTTAAGTATTCTGCTGTGCCGTATCTACGCACCTGTTTAGGTAGATTCATGTACTCTTGAAGTTTTAGTGTAACAGGTTCTACCTCAGACCCACCTGCTCCACGTACCAGTTTTCTAGCATCTGACAATACAAAAGTCATGTAAGGAACTACTTTAGCATTTACGTAAGATTCTTCAGTAAAATTCTTACGATTAGGATCATCGGAAGGTAAGTTACGATACTCTGTACGTTCCTTTGCTTCCATATCCTTTGCTACCTCAACAAGTGTTGGAACAATCTTTCTAAGCAATTTAGTTTCTGCCCTTCGTATAGAACCAATGCGTGATTTAGTACCTACTTCATACTCTGTAAATCCTTTATTAGTTAAGTACTCTCCATACTCTTCATCTTTTGTAAATTGAGTAATACCTGCACCAAGACTAAGACCTAACCCTTCACGATTTCTTTCAGGCGAGTATAAAAATTCACGTGCAGGTTTTTCAAATTCACTACTAGGATTAAACAAATTACTTATACCTCTTTGTCTAGCTGATCTTTTAATCTCTCCTAAAATTGTGGGTACTTCATCACTTGACTCGTCTGTATAGTCTGAGGGTCTATCTCCTTGCAATCTTTGTAGCTCTACTATTTGAGTAATAGGTATAGCCCATGTAGTTAAGTAATCTCCAATGTATCTTCCTGCAGCTTTACTTGACCGTACATTTGCTGCAAGATCATCCTGACCACTTAACATACCTGCTATTTCTTCTATAAATACATTACCAGCACCACTTCTAGCTGCCGTACCAAGAAAAGTTTCCTGTGCTTCCTTTGCATCAAACCAATCCATAAAGGTTCCTAAACCTTCATCTTTTCTGCCCATTAAAGAACTACTAGCCTTGCCTACATAAGCCTGTGGAAAAAACTTTTGTGCTGTAGGGCTTAATCTTTTAACTGCTTCAGCCATCCACAAAAATTGACGCATAGGAAACTGTGCCGTAGTATCAATTACCTTTCCCTCCATAGAATTAATTAATTTATAATTTGAAGGTGGTTTAGATTCAGGATCAATATTATTTCCTGAAGTACGATACTGATAGGCTGCAGTAAAAGCAACAAGACCACTAATATTTCTTGATATATTTTGTCTATCTTTTCTTGTTAGTTCTCCAAAGTTTTCTAGTGTACCTTCAAGACTACTTATCTGTGCAGTAATCTTAGCTTTTTGTGTAGGGTTTTTAGCAATCTTTAATTCTTTATTTGCTTTT